ATGCAACTTTTATATATTTTATAAAATTCCATAATTTATTATATAAAATAATCTTTAAGTTTTTATTATGCAGGACTCATGCTACCAGTAAGCTTTTTGGCCATATCCATAACGCCTCCAAGACCGTCTTTTCCGTCCATATTTTTCATCATATCTTTCATTTGATCAATCATTGGTGCCATGCCCTGAACAAGAGGTGTAATTGACTTCATTGAATCAGCAAGCTGCATTTGTTGCTTCATTAAACCTTGAGTGTCGTCGGTAAGTCTTTTAATACCGTCACTTCCAAGAATTTTATTTAAATCATCGTAAGCATCTTCAATTGTTGAAGCATAATCGATTTTTGAAGCCCCGTTTTTGCGTCGTCCAACCTCAAAAGAGTCTTTTTTAGCAGCATCAGCAGTAATTATTCCATTCTTCTTCTCTTCCTCTTCCTTCTTCTTCTTCTCTTCCTCTTCCTTCTTCTTTTTCTCTTCCTCTTCCTTTTTCTTTTTCTCTTCCTCTTCAGTACCAGTAGTAGTGCCATCTGGGTTTGTCATACCTTCAAATGTTCCATTTCCCATGGCAAATAAATTAACTATTACTAGAGGTGTTCCTAAAACAATAATCATATTTTGACTAAAGTTCCTAACTAGAACAGCTAAGATTATAAAAAATATAACATTATTAAAATTTCCCATAATCATATATCCGATTACATTAAATAACGCTAGGAATGAAATAATGTTTAATACCCACTTATTTGTAAGAATTTTTGAGACAGTAGAGTTTACTTTCATTGAAACAGAGTTTACTTTCATTATATATATATAATTTAAAAAAAAATTGAAAATATTATTATTATTTTAATAAAGAAGATAATAATAAAATGTCGGACGCAGAATATACTGATAGTGAATACGATAGTGACTATGATGAAGATTATAGTGATGCCTTTTATGAACCAGAAGAACAAGGGTTAACAAAATATTATATTTCGATATCAGAGTTATATAATAAAAAATTACACGGAAATGTTAATTCAGATGTATTATATCATTATTTGGTTTATTCTAGATTTAAAACTCTAGATATGAATCAAATAAACGGGGTTGCTAATAATATAAATAATGGATATCAGGAGTTAGATAATCAAACACATGATATTTTTAGAAATTATAAACAAATTATTACAAGAGAAAATTATATTAAACCTGAGATAACAGAATGTGTTTATTTAAATACAGGACATTATGTTGCTATTTTAAAAACATTTTGGTTGCGACTAATTCAAAGGAAATGGAAAAATATTATAAAAGAAAGAAAAAATATAATTAAAAAAAGATTTAATCAAAAATCATTAACACATAGAGAGGTTACAGGAAAATGGCCAGATGATTGTTTAAGATTTCCTCAATTAAAAGGTATGTTATCACAATTAAGGACTTAACGACGTTTAGATTGTCCTCTTCCTCTTCCTCTTCCTCTTCCACTTGAACTCCTTAATGATGATGTTGTAATGCTTCTTCTTTTTGAATTAACCTTATATGTATATCCACCTTTTTGTTTTCTAACCTTTCTAATTTTTTTAGTTTTTTTACCTCCAGAAATAGCTCCATTTTTAGCATCAACTCCACTAGAAGTTAGAGCTTGTAAAACTTCTTGAGGAGTCTGTGCAGCGCGTACACCTCTTAAAGCCACCGAATATTTACTTGGTTGATTAGTAACTCTATCTTTTTGAGGTTTATTTTGAAGTGTATTAATAATGCTTCCTAATGTGAAATCTATACCCCTATAATTGATGGGTGTATCAGGAGGGAGTTTAATTATACCTTGTCCAGATGGTAGGTTACCTGATGCTTGATTTTGTGCAACAGGATTACCTTGAATAGCATTACTAATTTGTTGCAAAGATGCCTCAAGTTCTTGGAATTTAGCATCTAATTCAGTTTCATTAAATGAGGCAGGGTCATTTAACTCTCTTAGTCTATTTGTGGCCTCAGTAATAGCCTGTGTAGCAGCTATAATTCTATTTATAAGATCCTGATTTTCAGTTTGTAACGCAGTAATATCACCTTGTAATTGAGTAACTTGAGCTTCTCTTTCTTGTTTTTCTCTAGTTAATTGATCTATTTGCGCTTGTAACTGTGCGGTATTTGTACCAACATCAGCAATTCTTTGATTTAATTCTGCTTCCTTAGCTGCTATTTCGGCTTGTAATTGTTGTATTTGGGTAGCATTTGCTTGTTGTTGTGCGGCTAACTCTGCATCTTTTTGTAGTAAGGCTTGAGTATTTTGGTCTGTTAAATTTTTAAGTTCGGCAGCATGTGCTGCTCCTAAATCACCTTTTTGTGTTAACTCAGCCTGTAACGCATCGCGTTGTTGAGTTATTTGCATATTCTGGTCAGTTAACTGTCTTGTATTTGCTTCATTATCATCAATTCTTTTTTGTAAAGCTTGTGTATCCGCTTGTGATTGTTTCTGAACTCTGTCTAATTCAGCTACAGCTCTATCTCTCTCATCAGTTAATTGCGCAATTTGTCCTCTTAAACCATTTACTTCAGTACCAATGTCTGCAATCTGGGTATTATTTGCAGCAGCTTGTCCTTGTAAAGTAGTTAATTGGTCCTTTAATGCTCTAATAGCATCGCCTAATTGTTTAACTTTATCATTTATTGCTGAAAGTCTCTGAACTATTCTGGCTGAAAATTCTTGTTTACTTCTAAGATTTGCGTCAATAGCAGTGTTAATTTGAGCCAATCGTTGTAAACTATTGTCAAACTCTTGTTTAAAATTTGGATTACTCATATTTATATATATATTTTTATATTAAAAATATGTTAAATTAGTTTTTTTTGTTTTAAATTTACATTAATATCATTTGTATCATTAATAATACCATCTAACCCTTTTTGAATATTTTTAAGTTCATTTAATATTTTATATTGCTCATGTTTCGCATCTTCAACATTATTTTTACTTAATTTCCCTGAAACAGTTAAATCACTAATATAATTATTTAACAAGTCTAAAGCTTCTATTTGTTCACGTTTTTGTTTAACTATATAACCATAATATTTAGCATAATCATCCTTAACAGCGTCTAAAAATTTATTTTGTTTTGATATAAATCTAATTTTTTTTTGTTTGTCAAGTAACATTTTTCTTTTGGCATTAATTAACTCTTCTATTTGTAACAATTGTTCATCTCTCTTTACTAAAGGCATATTAACAGGTACAATTTCCATTCTTTAAAATAAACAGTTATTTTATTATTTTAAAAATAAATTTAAAATCTTCGTAATATATTATTTAGGATGTCGAAAACTTTAACTGAACCTTTGCTAGCACCTGACGATAATAGATTTGTAACTTTTCCAATTAAATATAACGATATATGGGATATGTATAAAAAACAAGTTGAATGTTTTTGGCGAGCCGAAGAAATTGATTTAACTAAAGACTTAGCTTACTGGGAGACCTTAGAACAAGGTGAAAAACATTTCGTATCAATGATTTTGGCATTTTTTGCTGCGAGTGACGGAATTGTTCTGGAAAATCTTGCTTCCCGCTTCATGTGTGATGTTCAGGTTTCTGAAGCCAGAGCATTTTACGGTTTCCAAATTGCGATGGAAAATATTCATAGTGAAACTTATAGTCTTTTAATTGAGACATATATTAAAGATAAAGAGGAAAAGTCGAAACTCTTTAATGCTATTGAAAATTTCCCTTGTATTAAAAAGAAGTCAGATTGGGCACAAAAATGGATCCATGATAATCGCAGCAGTTTTGCCACCAGATTAGTTGCCTTCGCATGTGTAGAGGGTATTTTCTTTAGTGGCGCATTTTGTAGTATCTACTGGCTTAAAAAGCGCGGTCTAATGCCTGGTCTCACATTCAGTAACGAATTGATTTCGAGAGATGAAGCACTTCACTGCGAATTTGCTGTGTTATTGTATTCAAAACTTGTTAAAAAGATTGACAAGGCTCGCATTCATGAAATTATTAAAGAGGCAGTTGAAATTGAAACCGAATTTATTTGTGAGGCTTTACCATGTAAATTAATTGGAATGAACTCCGAATTAATGACACAATATATTAAATTTGTTGCCGACCGCTTAGTTGTTCAACTTGGATACAAAAAAATTTATAATGTTGCCAACCCTTTTGACTTCATGGAGCTCATTAGCTTAGAGGGGAAAACCAACTTTTTTGAGCGTAAAGTATCAGAATATAGTTTAGCTAATAAACAGACCGAAATTGCTTTTGAAATATCAGAAGAGTTTTAATTATACACATAATTATAATATAAAATAAAATATTATAAGATATTCGTAAACTATTTAGAAATAAATTATTCATATATATTATAATATGCCAAAAAATCAAACGGATTATTCACAAACAATTATTTACAAACTTTGCTGTAAAGATACTACTATTTTAGATATATATATTGGTCACACTACAAATTTTACTCAAAGAAAAAATCAACATAAAACATCTTGTTGTAATGAAAATGACAAAAAATATAATCAATATGTATATCAATTTATTAGAGATAATGGAGGGTGGAATAATTGGTCAATGATTCAAATTCAAGAACATAATCTTAAAAATAAAAGAGAAGCAGAATCAACAGAACATTATTGGATAGAACAATTAGGTGCTAAGCTAAATACTAATAAACCTTATGCTAAATGTAAAGAAGAACCAAAAATTTATAAAGAAAATTGGTATGAAGAAAAGAAAGACTATATTCTTGAAAAATCAAAACAAAATTACGAGGAAAATAAGGAACAAAAATTAGAATATCAAAAGAAGTATGCTGAAGAACATGAAGAACAAATATCAGAAAAACAAAAAGATTATAGAGAGAAAAATAAAGAAAAACTGTCAGAACAAAAAAAGATATACAGGTCACAACATAAAGAAGAAGCTTCTCATGCCAATAAAGCTTGGAAAGAAGCTAACAAAGAAAAAATATCCGAACAAAAAAAACTGGTTATTGATTGTGAATGTGGAAATAACTATACATTTGGAAATAAACATAGACATCTTCAATCTAAAACTCATATTGATTATCAAAATCAACTTTGTGGTATTATAAAAGAACAAGAACCCAAAATATCTCAAGAAGAAAAATCAGAAATATTTAAACAAAAACAAAAGGAATATAGAGAGAAAAATTCTGAAAAAATCAAAGATTTTAAAAAAGAATATAACGAATCACATAAAGAACATATTAAAGAACAAACGCAAAAATATTATCAAGAACATAAAGAAGAAATTAAACAAAAAACTAAACATTATGCTGAAGAAAATAAAGAAACAGTTAAGGAATATAAAGATGAATGGTATCAAAAAAATAAAGAAAAAATTTTAGCAAAACAAAAAGAGACATTTACTTGCGAGTGTGGTTCTGAAGTAAGATGTGCTGGCAAAGCAGAACATAACAGAAGTACCAAACATAAAAAATTTATTGAAACATTTAATGATATAACATTTCTTATTTCTTAGCCTTTGGTTTAGTTTCTCTCTTTGTCTTAGATTCAACCTTTACTTTTGGTTCTGCTTTTGCCTTAGTAACCTTTGGCTTTTCGCCCAATAAATTAACTTCATCAATATTAATTTTATCACGTTTATTCTTATTCATGGTAGCAGTTCTACCAAGAAACTGTGGGAATTTTACCATACCTTTCTTATTACATTTAGATGTTGCTTTAATAGTATTTACAGCAACATATGGAGACAATTCGAAATCAAATATAGAATCAAATATGTCACCATCTGAGAGCGAATCTGCTGAATATGAAATATTTTCTAACCTTTTTACGTCTTCTTTTGTTGTTAAAGTATTATTAATATAGTTTTCTTGAACCATTAATGTATGAATATCATGAGACATCCAATAATATCTTATTTTGTCATCAATGCTATTTTCCTGTGAAAATAACTGTCCGGTTGTATCAAATATATTCGCACTCTGAATATTCTTATTTGATTCACCTCGTTTAACACCTAATTGTAATGAGTTCAATATAAATCTAATATCACCATTTGCTTCTTCAAATAATTTATCAACTCCTGATTTACCAATTTTTATTTGTTCAGTTGTTACAACTTTGTAAATTAATCTGTAAATATCATCATAACTTGGTTTGCTTAGTTTAAAATCAACGCAATAATTTAATATTGGTTTTATATTTTGACTATATCTATCATCACAAATACAAATAATCGGAATATGTGTTTCTTTTATACATTCAGTTAGGGTTGAAATAAATCCATAATCACCACCGCTACTATCAATATCACTTACAACTAAACAGTTATCTTGTCCGTTAAACGTTTTTTTTGTTTTAAGCAAAGGTTTTATGGTGTCATTAATTGTTTCTTTATCTCTATCATCATCAATAGATAAATTTATAATATTATAATCATGCTTCTTCAAAATAAGCTCAACAAGAAGCGATTTACCAACTCCATTTACACCAGAAACTAATGCGCACTTAGTTTTCTTATCATTTGCGTCCCATTCTAGTAACCAACGAATAAACGGCTGGATAACGTTCTTGTTACCAACAAAATCTTCTAACTTATTTGGTCTATACTTTGTAGTGTACATTGTTATTTATTATATGATATTTGTTTATTTTATAAAATTTATTCATTTTTATTTTAAATAAAATTGAATATTAAAATTACATATACATTGTTTATATAATTTAATAATATGAATACTTATCACGAATCTTGGAAACCTTTATTTGATAAATTTAATATTTCTATTGATGAATTATATTCTGGTTCAAAAGTAGTTTATCCAGAAAAAGAATATTTATTTAGAGTCTTTGAAATGGATGTTAGAGAGATAAAATTATTGTTATTAGGACAAGATCCATATCATGGTCCTGGACAAGCACATGGATTAAGCTTTTCAGTTCCAGAAGGTCTAAAAATCCCTCCATCATTGCGCAATATTTATAAGGAATTACAAATAGAATTTCCTGAACGCAACTACAAATTTGATTCTGGAAATCTTGAGAAATGGTTTTATAGAGAGAAAATATTCCTGTTAAATGCTTCCTTATCAGTTATTAAAGAAAAACCAGGTAGTCAAATGAAAATATGGGAAGCATTTACAAATAATGTTATTAAATTTGTAAGTGAACAAAATAAGTCATGTGTTTTCTTACTTCTTGGCAATTTTGCGAAGGCAAAAGAGAGTTTTATTTCTAATGAAGAGAGAATAGTTAAAGGGGTACATCCTTCTCCATTGTCGGCACATAATGGGTTCTTTGGTTCAGGAATATTTAAAAAGGTCGAAGAATTATTGGGAGCAAATATTGATTGGTCAAATTAACTATTTAAAAATAAAATGACAATTTTACTATAACAATGATAACTTGTAATTTAATGGGTGGTTTGGGTAATCAAATATTCCAAATTTTTGCTACAATTTCTTACGCTATTAAGAGTCGAAATCAATTTAAGTTTTTAAATTTAACTACATTAGGAGGGGGTTCTACAACAGTTAGATACACATTTTGGGAAACATTTTTTTCAAATATGAAACCATTTTTGATATCAGAGTTGCCACAACCTATTCATGTTATAAGAGAGAAAGGATTTCCATACAATGAATTATCTGTTCGAGAAATGGTAAACAGAAATGTTATGATTTATGGTTATTTTCAAAGTTATAAATATTTTCAAGAGAATTATGCTATTATTTATAGAATGTTAAATATTGATAAAATGAAAAACGATATATTAAACAATCTTAATTTAAGTTCCGATTATCTAGAAAATACTGTAAGCATGCATTTCAGAATTGGAGATTATAAAAAAATACAAGATTTTCATCCATTAGCTACATATGATTTTTATGAAAGATCATTATTATATATGCAAATTTCAAAACCTAATAATAATTTTACAGTTCTTTATTTTTGCGAAGATTGTGATATAGATGATGTTTTAATTATAATTAATAAATTAAAAACCAACTACCCAACATATACTTTTACAAGAGGAACAAATACATTAGAAGACTGGCAACAAATGCTATTAATGAGTTGTTGTCATCATAATATAATTGCTAATAGTTCTTTTAGTTGGTGGGCAGCTTATTTAAATACAAATACTGATAAAATAGTATGTTATCCATCTGTATGGTTTGGAAAAGTAGCAAATAACGATACAAGAGATTTATGCCCTCCTAATTGGGTAAGAGTTAATGTTTAATTATAATTAATAATGTTCATTTTAATGTTATTAACTTTAGGCATTTGAATTTTTGATGGTTCATTTTGAATTTCTTGTCTACTTTTAAATCCATGATTAACTAAAAGAGAATCAACCTTATTATTATTTCCTTTTGAATTGAAAGCAGAAGCATTGTGAATTCTATGTTTAACAAGAATTTCTTTAAAATTAAAAAATTTTTTATTTTGTTTTCTTAATCGTAACCATAAATCATAATCTTCAATACCATTTTCATTCCAATAAGATAATTCTTTTCTTATAATAGAACTAGAATTTATAATAGGATTAACAATAGAAAAATCTGTATTTGAAATATCACCTGTTGGAATTTGTGGAACGACACCCGGTCTATTACCAAACCAAATACAATTAGAACCAATAACATCAAATTTATTTAATAGTTGGCTTTGAATATCTAATTTTTGTGGATGCCATATATCATCAACATCAAGAATAGCAACATAATTATAATTACAGAACTTTATCATTTCATTTAAAGTATTTGATTTACCTCTTATAGTATAAAAATCAAATACTCTTATTTTATTACATTTATTCTCATATTTTTTTGCTATTTTATATACTTCTGAATCCTGTGGATGACCATTAATACCAATTAATAATTCCCATTGATCATATGTTTGATTTAAAACAGATGAAACTGATTCTTCGATAAATTCTATACCATTATAGATAGGAATTAATATGCTAATCATTTATATAGTATATTAATTTAATATTCTTTGAAACATAAACCAATTATCTAATGGAAAATTATTCTCTCTAAATAATGTAAAATCATTTAAATTTGAAAGTACACAATCTACTAATATTATTTGGTCATCCTTTACAAGATAGTTATTTTTAAAATACAGTTCCAATTTTGTATCATATGTATTTTTCCACCAATCAATTTTATCCTTATGTATTATAAAAAAACCACCAGCTATAGAATTTTGTGTAGAAGGTATTTGTTGTATAGGTAATCCAATTGAATTTTTATTTGTATTAACTATCTTTAATAAATAGTTCATGTACCCATTATCATTATTAATACAAGCATAACATATTTTATTTTTATCGAACTTCATAATTTTTTCACTATTAGACCAATTTAAAAGATTTTTTGTATGAGTATCGTCAGGTCTATTTCGAAAATAACCTATATCACACCATCCGTAAAATTCTGAATCAAAATATTTTCTCTCTATTGTTTCATTAACAAAGCTAATTTTTTCAGACCAAAGCATATTTAACTCCCAAGAGGATTTATCATTTAAAAGAACATTTTTTTTATGATTTTCAATCCAATAATCTTTATATTTGTAATTATAAAATTGTTCTAACGGTTTTATTATAATTTTAATTTTTGGATTACCATTTGTATTTATATATTTACAACTGTTTTCATCAGTATAAATAACTAGGTTAAAATTATTTACAATAGAAATAAAGTTATTCATCCATTGAATATAAATACTTGGATCAAATTTTGATTTAATAATATAAAAGCAACTAGAAAAGGTAATAGACATTTATTAATTAAATACAATATTTTAAGTATTTATTTGTTTAAATTAATGATTATAAAAATATTTTATAAAAGTCAATAATTTTTAAAAACTCTGAATTATTAAAATCATGATCATTATAATTTAATTTTGTTTCATCTAATTCGCTCCAACTATTTAATATTACAAGCGGAATGTTATTTTTTTGTAATATATTTGTAAATTCACTTCTAATAACAATTGGAACTGTTTTTAAATATAATGCTTCCCATAATCTATGCGTATCAACACCATTACCTTCAGGACATATACAAAATTTATGTTGACTTAATCTTACAATATTTTCTGGGGGTGATATATTATCCAACCATGCTAATTTATTCCTTAGACTATTAAAGCAACTAAGTCTTTTACTTTTATTCGTATCTATGTTAAAATTAAAATAAATATTTTTTGATTTAGTTAATGAATTATGTAAAGTTATTTCACTATTATACATGTTAATATTTCCATGAGGCCACATACTATTTGCTATTCCAATTGGTAAAAAATGTAATTTTGGGTTTTCAATACAAATATTTTGAGAATACCATTTATCTAATTTTGGGCAATTTAATATATTTAAAATTTCTGGTTCATATCTAATCTCACCATCTGAATTATGTGTAACCAAGGCAAAATTATTCTTAAATAAATGAATTTTTTTAGATAATTCTTTAACTCTATGGGTATAACAAAAAATATAGTATGGATTATTAATTGCTTTATTTAAATTATTTAAATTAAAATGTTTATTAGTTTGTTGTTTTATAATAGGATTATATTCAAAATCATCTTCAAACCCGAAATAAATATCACATAGTTGTTGTATTTTCTCTCCTGTAACTATTATATTTGCCATTTTATTACAAAATAAGTATTTAATTTTAAATAATTATAATACAATATTATATAATTTTTTTAAGATTTTTTTTGTTACAAGAAGATCTCTTTCTTGGCTTGCATTTCTAATTCTAAAATATAATATATCATCTGTATTTGTAGTTTCATTTATTTCTAAATTGTGATTTTTATGATGAGGTGAATTTATATCAGTTACGTTTTCATCTAATATTTGATAATTCATTTTGTAATGATTTGATTTTTCAAGATGAAAAATACGAATATTTTTACTTTTCATAAAATGTGAAATAGCAACATCGTCATTATCACCACTCATTGGGTCTATTTTTAATAATATAGGCACTATATTTTTTGAAATTATTATGCCGGTTCCTGTTATAAAACTATTAAATATATAATGTCCTCCAAACAAATTATTTCTAGGAATATTATTATATAGTGAAAATAGTACTGGAATATTCCAAAATGTAGATAAGTTACTGCGAATAATATAGTCATAATTATATTTTGAATTTATATAATTTATTGCTTTCACATTTTTAATTAACATGTTAGGTACCATTGGGTCTTCTAAACCTTTTACATAAATAAAATCACCAACTTCTAAAACATCCTCGCTAATATCTTTGTTATATTCAATAAAAAAAAATTTTATATCATTTTTAAACATATCAAAATATATTTTATTATAGTCTTTTAATATTTGATATTTATTGGAAGAATTATAATAAGCATTTGTTTTTTCTAAATAACTACTTGATAATATTACAAATATAAATTTATATGACATTTTATATAATTATACAAGTATTTTTATAATTATACCTAAACTACTTAAAATAATAAATTCAAATTTTAATTTTTTCGCAAAATAAGAAGTCATTGTGTCTACCATCCTAAATATTTGTATAATTTAATTTACTACAAATAAACAAAAATTACATAAATATTTCTGTTAACTTTTCCTTTGAACACTTTTCAAAATCATATAATACGGTATTTGGAATAGGTTGTTTAAATGTTTCGTGAATTCTATCCGGATTATTATAATTTGGAATATACACTTTTTCTACTGTTTCGGATAAGAATGAAGCTGCCCAAGAAAGAGTTGAACACGAACACACAAGAATTTTTGATTTTCGCATAATTGTAAAGTCTGTTATTACATCATTGGACTCTATTTTAATATTATTTAAATCATTTGTAATATAGTCAATATATTTTCTCTCTAAATCAGTCTTGGGTTTATTTAAAACTAAACAAATTTCTTCATCTACATAGTCATTTCTAATCTCATAAAGTATCTTTTTTAAAGAATTTGGATTAATAACATGAGATATTTCAATAAAATCTTCTAATCTTAAATGTACTACAATATTATATTGCTTAGAAATATTAAAATTTACAAGATCTATTGCCCTATAATTTTCATTATGATCCGTGCTTAAAATAATTTCAGGACGAGTTCTTATAAAGTTAATAATTTGATTTTTAAAAATTGTGTATATTTTATCATGTTGAAAATATCCATCAAATAAAATAGTCTCGTTTTTATTTAAATTTTGAATTAATCTTTTATTAATAATATTATTTGAAAAGTTTATAAAAGATGTATCATTTATTACAATACTTGGTCTACAGTTACTATTATTAAATATTTGTGAATTGATATCATAAACTATACAAAAAATTATGTTCGCAAAGAATCTAAAAATAGAGTTCCCAAGCCTTCCTTGATTATGATTGTAAATTAACATAATATATTTATATATAATCAAAAACTTTATATTAAATATAATAAAATATATTAATCTAATTATTTAATGAATATTGTTTTAGTATGTATTAATAATTTTCAGGAGTATATTTTAGATAATATACAACAGTTAATAAATTTAAACCATGAAACTATATATGTTCTAACAAATGAAAGATTCTGTAATTTATTTTATAAATTTTCTGAAAAAATTAAGCTAATAGCTATTGAAACATTAAATGACTCTTATAATTTTTACTCAAGAACTAATTTAGATAAAAGTTTTAGAAATGGTTTTTGGTCATTAACATCATTAAGATTTTTTTACATTTATGAATTTATGAAAAAATATGATGTAAAAGATGTTATACATCTAGAAAATGATGTATTAATTTATTATAACTGTAATGAAATTTTAAATTTTTTTGATAAAAATTATATTTATTTGCCGTTTGACACATTTAAAAGAAATATTGCTAGTATAATGTTTATACCCTCATGTGACATATTTAAAAATATTTTAGATAATTATGATTTTTCAAAAAATGATATGGAAAATTTTTCGATTATTAAAAATAAAACTGGGTTAATAAAAACATTACCAATTTTTCCAAAAATAAATACAACAAATGAAGAAATAAATTTTGTTTCTGAAAATTTTAAAGACTTTAATTTGATTTTTGATGCTGCGGCAATGGGTCAATATTTAGGTGGAATTGATCCAAAAAACGATTCATCAAATACTATTGGTTTTGTAAATGAAACGTGTGTAATTAAATATAATAATTATAAATTTTTTTACAACGTAATAGATAAAATTAAAAAGCCTTTTTTACTAATTAATAATATACCAGTTAGGGTATTTAATTTACACATTCATAGTAAAAATTTAACAAATTTCATGTAAGTTTAGAATTTATTATTATTTTAATATAATAAATAATAATGGATAGTTCAGATTTATTATTTGACGTTGTAATATGTGTTGGTCCTAATGATAATGATATTGTAGGGAAAGTGATGCCTTTTACACAAAAAAATGTAATAGGCTATAGAAATATTTATTTGATATGTTCAAACCCAAATATACATATACCCGGAACAATAACAATTGATGAAAAAATTTTTCCTTTTAATATGAGTGATTTAGTAAATATGTTTGGAGCAAATAACAGAAATGGTTGGTATTTACAACAATTGCTTAAATTTTATGCTGGCAATGTAGTGCCTGGAATACTAAAAAGATATCTTATAATTGATTGTGATACTCATTTTCTAAGACCTACCAGATTTATAACAGATGACGGAAAACATATATTTACAACCGGAACAGAATATCATAACCCATATTTTTTACATATGAACAGACTAGAACATTCATTAAAAAAGGTTCATCCATTATCAGGTATTTCTCATCATACATTTTTTCATACAGATAGAGTAAATGAATTAATAAAATTAGTAGAAAATAATTTTTCGAACACAAATCCCTTTTGGAAAATTTATTTAAATATGGTTGATAGGAAAGAGTTTATGGGTAGTGGTGCTGCTGAAAACGAAACATATTTTACATATATGTATTTACATCACAATAATGATATAGTTATTAGACAATTAAATTGGGAAAATGTTTCTAGACTAGAATCACATCATTTTAGTAAGTATGATTTTGTTAGTGTTCATTGGTATATGAGAAAATAAATATAGAATATATTAAAAAACAAGTATTTAAAAATAAAAAATTAGTAAATATTATGAATTTAGAAGAAACATATTTTAAGAAAAAAATAGATACTATTAATATATTAAATATAGATAACGCTGTAAAAATGAAAAAACCTGATTATAAATGTGTTATAGTCACAGGCGTAACTGGTCAAGATGGAAGTCATATGGTTGATTATCTTTTAAAAAATACAGATCACATAATATTTGGTGGTGTAAGAAGGTTAAGTGTATATAACCATACAAATATTAAACATATAAATTCTGATAGGTTTCATTTAATTAATTTTGATTTAAATGATTCAAACAATATTTATAAAGTTATTGAAAAAATTCAACCAGATTATTTTATTAACTTTGCAGCACAGAGTTATGTCGCATGTAGTTGGGATTTTGTAAAAATTACTTGGGAAACAAATTGTACTTCAGTTATAGATATATTAGAAGCAATAAAAATATTTAAACCAACTTGTAGATTATATCAGGCGGGTTCAAGTGAAGAATTTGGAAATGTTAATTATTCTCCACAAGATGAAAGTCATCCATTAAAACCAAGAAGCCCATATGGAGCTAGTAAGGTTGCTTCAAGACAAATAATAAAGGTTTATAGAGAATCATATAATTTATATACAATACAAGGCTGGCTTTTTAACCACGAAGGACCTAGAAGAGGTGAAGATTTTGTAACAAGAAAAATAACAAAAAATGTAGCTCGTATACATAACTCAATAAATAATAAAATAAATTTTGAGCCAATTGAACTAGGTAATATATATGCCAAACGTGATTGGAGCGACTCTGAAGATTTTATTGATGGTATATGGAAAATGTTAAATCAAGAGATATACAATAAGGATTATAATGGAATACCGTCTGAATATGTTTTCTCTTCTAATGAAACACATACTATTAAAGAATTTGTGGAAATAGCATTTAAACATATAAATATTAATGGTTATTGGAAAAATGAAACAAATGATAATATAAATGAGAAATTTTGTTATATTAATCATGATAACAAAGAAGTTATACTTGTAAAAATAAATCCTTCTTTTTATAGACTAGCAGAAGTAGATTTATTATGTGGTAATTCAAGTAAAGCCAGAAATGAACTAAACTGGTTACCACAGATTTCTTTTGAACAATTAGTTGAAAAAATGGTAAAAAATGACATTTATATTTTAAATAATATTTAAACTAACAATATAAATTTACTTTATTAATAATAAATTTACTTTATTATTAATAATTATTTTGTAAAATTTTTATATTTTACACCTATTATCTTTCAAATGCGGAATTTATGAAATTATCAATATTATTATTACATAATAACGGCGCATATTTATTTATTTTATTATCATCCCAGTCCCACCATTTAATTTGTAATAGTTTTTCTATTTGTTCTTGTGAAAATCTATATTTGATTAATTTTGCTGGATTTCCGCCAACTAAACTATATGGTTCTACGTTTTTAACTACATGGCTGTTATTGGCAATTACAACTCCGTCTCCAATTGTTACGCCAGACATAATTGTTACACCGCTCCCAATCCACACGTCATTTCCGACAACGACATCGCCTTTTGTTGATGGATGACCAACGCCGTTAAACTTATTGAATATAGTAGGATGTATATGCCCAAATGGATATGTGGTAACCCAATCAGTTCTATGATTACCTCCTAAGAATATATTTACGTTTTCTGCTATTGAACAAAAATTGCCTACTATTAATTTGGCGTCGTTATTTTGCCAATATATATTTGGCTTTCCATATGTATATTTTCCATATGACATTAATTATATATAATTATATATAATTAAATATTTTTACATTATATAATTATATAATATAAAATTATAACTCTCTAACAAATACATGATGATCTTTTTTTAAAAAATCATTATAATTACAGGAATGTATATCTTCACCACATAATAAAATTATTTCAGAAGAATTATATATTTTATAAATCAAATCATAATAAGGCATTCCTCTATGATAAGAACCATATATAATAATATCGTAATATTTATTTTTAATATCTTCATATATAGTATTATCTAAATTATCATTATGTAAGTTTGCTTCTAATAAATTTGTATATGTAATTCCTTTACCGTATAAATTTTTATAATTTATGCCATCTGATTTATAAATATGAGGAATTTTTGGGTAATCGTGACAATTATCACCAAATAATATTTTAAACCCATGTAACGTTATACATCTTAAATAATCTGGATTCACGTCACCTGATAAATATAAAATTTTCGAAACATTTTCATGTTTGGTTGTTTTTAATATATATTCAACCATTTTATCAGTAGTTAAATAATTTTTTGTATATTCCAATAAATCTTTTTGTAATATATTATATTCATTTAATTCTTTTTCAGTTATTTCATTAATGTTTTTATTTTTAAATTTTGTATCATATAGTAGATTAGCTCGAATAAATAAATCTTTTGGTAGTAAATACATAGTGTATTTGGGACATTTTTCAATATCAATAAAATATGGTATACAACCATTTAATAATATTTCATAGTGTCGCATACAATCCCAACCACCTTTTTTTTTAGTTATAGCAAAATAAGATTTTTTGTATTCATTATAGTATTCTTCTTCAGTTTTATAAATATAAGTTTTCTCATCTCCTGGTATTAAATCTGATAATATTTTTGTTTTAACATTATGATTTTCACAAATTTTTTCTTTAGGAATGCTAAATGTAATTGGATGTAACATATATTCTATTATATATTTTAATATAGCTTTAAATAATTTATCTTCTAGCTAAAATTGTTAAGCCATTATTATTTATATATCTTTCCTTAAGGTACCATTCTGGATTATTGTGTAAAAATTCTAAAACCGCAGGCCATAAACCTTTATTTATTTCTTCAACTGGAAACCCACTTTCTTTACTTTGTTTTACAGCGTCCCATCCGCATCTTATTGTTTCGCCATATATTTCATCAATTGTTGTGTCATGCATAATAATGTATTTATTTGTTATTTTTGAAAATTTATCTAATTCTCTTTTTAATTGTCCATATATATGCCATGTGTCAATAAATGTAATATCGTAATTATGGTCAAAGTCTAATAATAAATTATTTTTCCATTCATATTTTACTTCAATATCAAAATTTTTACTAATTAATAATAACTCATTTACATCACAGACATTTATATCATTCATGAATAAAACCTTTTTATTTATTCGTTCTTTATTATCTAATAAACCATATAAAAATGCCCAAGATGAAACACATCCTCTAACCCCGGTTTCAAAAACACTATCACATTCCTTAGCGTATCTATATAATGTTGGAAGATGTTCCCTAATGTCAGATGAGTCGTATTTATATCTACCGTGACATAATAATGAAAAATTGTGCTTAATTGTATCCATTTTATAAATAGCAATATAATATATATTTTAAATAGTATTTTACAAAATATATTTAAATATAAATAAAAAATAACATTATGATTGAACAAGAGTTTATTATGCTTATTATGAACTGTAAAAAATATGTCAAAAAGGCTTTATTTCAAAAGCGTACATGGCTTAAAACTATTCCAGCTTATTTAAAATACTATCATGTAATTGGCGATGAATCATTAGAAACAGCTTATAAGTTTGATGATGAAAACAATATTTTATGGGTTAAAGTTGCCGATGACTATAATTCCCTCCCTAAAAAAGTTATTTCTGCGTATGAAGCTGTGTACGATACATTTAACTTTAAATACTTATTTAAAACTGATGATGATCAAATTCTGGTAAAGCCTCAATTTTTTGACGTTATTCAAAAATTAATTACAAATATGGCTCCTCCTCCACATTATGGTGGTTATATTGTAGATGTAAAACAACCTTATCTATCTCAATATAATAGAATACATCCTGAACTTCCAAGTCATCTACCGTTATATGTAACCAAGTATTGTAGCGGTAGATTTTACTTTCTATCTAGAAGTGCTATATCAAACTTAATTAATAAAAGAGAAAATATAATAAAAGAGTATCTAGAAGATTATGCTATTGGTTTTAATCTAGACCAAAGATTTAAAACAAATATGGTTTCATTAGCAACAAACACTTTTTTTACTGATATTGAGCTTTCAGATTTTCCACAACTGGTTAAAGAAGGTAAAATTTAAAGTTTAAGTTTACCCATATTTGCTTTATATTGTTTATCTAGGTTTACCTCATGTTGTGCTCTCTGTCCTCTTAAAAATGCCTCTTTATCTAAATCAATCATTACTGGTGTATAATTGGTTGGTCTTTTTTCAATATCACTATAATCTTCTCTCTGTGTTACAGTTAAAGGTATAATTAAAAACCAATTATGTATCTTTTGTAATCTAAACCAGTATTTATCAATAGCATATTTTATATGTTCTTGTGGAAATTCTATTAATTTTTTTATTCCTGTGCGAAAATTGTCAATTAATGTATCAAAATAATGAGCATTTACTAAATAACCTGTTGTTGTTTGACACATTGAAACCTTTACACATGTATCATCTATTTTTATATAAGGAGGTACATTATTTCCACCAATTAATACAACGTCCCATGCTTTGTGATTTGAAAGAAATAAATCCAATTGTGTTTTAAACACATCTGGATTAAGAAATTTAATATCATCTTCAACAATTAACAAATGAGGCCATGAATTAGCTTTGGCAATCTCCAAACACTTTAAATGACTCATACTACAACCTAATGCACCATTGGGTAACTTAATAGCATTAAATCTTTCAGCCTTAATCCCAATAATATTTAACTGTGATTCAACATGTTGTTTTCTATCAGGTCTTGAAGCCAAATTAATATAAAAAGCATGTTTTATATCTTGTATTGATTCCATAATATAAAATAATAATAATAAAAATGTTTAAATCTGTATTTTAATTAATTATTTTATTATTATTTTTCTCTCAATAAACAATAATATAATGGATTTAGACAAGAAATTTATTGCCGACAAAATTAAAAATATATCAATGAAAGATGTTGAGAGAGAAATGAATGAATTGATTAAAATAGGAAAAGATGCGCATACTATTGGACCACGTTCCCGAACTGGTAATAATATTGTAGATTATTTTACATTTCTTCAACGTTTAGATACTAAAGGAAAGTATGATACAAGTTTTTTTGAGTTTATTCAAAATATTGAAGAATTTAAAAAGAAAAAATTTATTCAAACGATGCTAACATATTATAAGGAGGTTAAAAATAAAAACAATACAAAAAATGAATATATTGTTTATAAAGAGGTATATAATATATGTATAAGTGCAATAAATATAATGCGGCCATTGAATTGTATGGAAATTTATTCAAAATATAAAGCAAAAAGAGTATTAAATTTTTGTGCCGGTTGGGGTGGTTCAACTGTGGCCGCTGCGGCTCTAAATTTGGAGGCATATTATGGTGTAGAAATAAACACTAGTTTAAAAGAACCTTACGACAAAATGGTGTCATATTTGAAGACAAAAAGTGCGACGTTTTTTGATATACGATTTGGCGATGCTGCGAGCTTCGATTATGGCGAATTCCAGTATGACACCGTATTCTCGTCTCCACCGTATTATTTTATTGAAAAATACGCCAACAATGCGCAATACGAGTCGAAAAAAGACATGGATGAAAAATTCTACAAACCTGCGTTCACCAAATCTTATAATGGTTTACAAACTGGCGGACATTTTATAATCAATATTTGTAAAGAAGTTTATGACAATGTATTGAAAAAATTACTCGGTGAAGCACATGAAATATTTCCTTTAAAAAAATCTAAGAGGCAAAATGAACACACTGAAATGGTTTATGTTTGGAGAAAAAATTAAAGACGCGTTCCCATTCCTACTCTTGCGCTTGCTTGAGCTCTAGGCTTGGCTCCTATATATGCTGCGTATTGAGGTGAATACTTATTTGGAGGTGGTTGTTGTCTCATTTGTTGTTGTCTTATTTGTTGTTGTCTCAATTGTTGTTGTTGTATCTGAGCTCTATATATTTGCTGTTGGGTAGGAGGAGGTGGAGGAGCTGGAGCCTCTTCATCATCATTATTATTATTATTATTATTATTATTAAAATTATTAAAAGAATCGTGCTCAATTTCTTTTTGTTTATCCATTGCTATTTGTCTTAAAATATCTTGAGGAACTGGTTTACCCATTGACATTAAATATTTTACTACATTTTCTCTTTTCTCTCTTGTTGTTGGATAATGAGGAATATTTGACCAATCATTTGTTGTTACTACTGTTTTTTTAGTTTCTTTTATTTTATCTGGATTTATTATCTTTCTTTTAGGTTCTCTCAAATCATAATTATAATATTCTTCAGAACCAAATGGAATGTGTGTTAAAAAAGTTGAAACATTTATAAACATTATTTTATCGTTATGTACTGTAAACATATTATCATTTGGATTTTCAGATTTTTCATCAATTGTATATTTAAGTTGTGTTATAGTTCTTAATCCATCTACTCCATTATCATTTTCACCTCTCCAAGGATCCTTCTTTGATATAATTCTGGATATGCCATCAAAGAGTTGAAGAATCTCAGGACTACCAATATTATAAAAAACACTTCTATCAATTTTTAAACCAACTGAGTTACATCTCTTTTGTAAAGCATTATCTTCCATTCCCCATCCCCAAAAACATGGAAATCCATTTGTTTTCTCAAAATCAGCACCCTTCATTACAACTATTCCTCCTAACGCGTATTTAAAACCATAATAATGTTTTACAACTCCAGGTGTTGTTTCATACTCAAAAATTTTAGCAAAAGGAATTGTGTCTACATCATTAAAGATGAAAGTTATGTCTCTATAATGTTGGGGATATTTATTTCTAACTGCGATAAAACCAATATCTTTAATTGCTCCTCTATTAAAAGTTCTTGCGTCACATTGATGTGTAAAATAAATTTCATAATCTTCATCATTTTCTAGTATAAAACTCATATATTTGCTAAAAAAGAACTTATGCTGGATTCTGTTTCTATAAGGAACTATGAAAACACGTTTTGGAATTTTTATTTCGGTTGACATTTATAGTTTTGTTAAAGTTTTTATTTTTTTATTTATAACTATTTAAAATATACATTTTAAAGTGATTTTTAAATAGTTATAAGTTATATTGTTACTGTATTTGCTGTTAATATAACTTATAAATGGTATAATATCTTAGCGAATTTGTTTTTTAGATTTTCTTTGTTTTTTAGATTTTCTTTGTTTTTTAGATTTTCTTTGTTTTTTAGATTTTTTATTTTTTCTTCCACCCATTATTGTACACATGCCAGTAGACTCATCTACCTGTTCGCAGTCTTGAGAAGATGAATCCCATACAGATGTTGATGGTACAGATGTACCTGGAAACGGTACAATAAATTCTGGCATACCTATATTAAAATTTACTAAAAATCCTTGACGTTCATATTGTTTAATTGTAGTAGGTAACATTTTTGTTCCTTCTGAAGTTGTAGTTGCCTTTAATATGTTAAATGCCATTACAGGAACATAAGAACGTCTTGGATAATTTCTATACCAATCCATTTGATATCGTTGGGCATCAGAAAAATTAAATAATGCTTGATTTTTTCTTAAATCTAAATCTGCAATATAATCTAATATTGCTAATATAAATTTTCCTTTTTCTCTATCTGGTGTATCTTCATTTAAATCAAATAATCTATTAAAAAATTCTTCTTTCTTTTCTCTCATTTTTTGTTTTTCAGAGACATTTAAATAATCATCATCTGTATCCGTCATTATATTTGAGGCTCTACCAAAATCAATGATTAAAGATTTTATTGTATTATCGCGTGTTAAATAAATTAAGGCATTGCCTGAATGTAAATCAAAATGAATAACACCAATATCAATAAATAATCTAGCTATTTGAGCTGTCACATATGCGTAAGCCATATTTTTATATTCAGTATTCAAAGATAGACCATAAAAGTTTGTCCCGGATGGTTCATCTATAAAGTCACCAAATGTTGCGGATTTTTCTACATTTGGCATTACTATTACACCTATTTCATTTGTAGGCAATTTATTTGTCTGTGTAAATAAATAATCAAATACATCTTTTGTATCACCTGTCGTTTTACTTTGAAAAAAGGTCATTAAATCCTTTGAATTTTTATTATCAAATAAAGAAAAATTTGCAACAGGAGGACATACTTCTGGTCTTCCTCCAATAATTGAACTTTTCCAAATTTGTTGCTGTAACTTCGCTTCTTCAAAATAACTATCTTTTGATTCAGAGGATTTGTCTCTTCCCTTATATACATCTAATGATTCATCATTACGTGGTGTTATAACGGCAAATTTTAATATAAAACTAGTTACTGGTTTTGTAAATTGTGTACCATTTAATGTTAAATATTCTGAATCACCTGCAGATACATTTAAAATAAACATAAACCCTTTTAACGATTTATAGGTTAATAAATTTACTGTACCACTTGAACTATTTATCATGTCATAGACTGCTTTAAATCCTGTTTTACTAGAATTTTTTAATTTTAATCCACCAAATTGTTTTGACATATATATTATTCTATTATAATTATTTACTCAATTCTAAATTATACTTCTTTAATATTGCTATAGGAATTATGTTTTCATCCTTTGAAATTTTTTCTAATTTCTTATAGCATTTGTTAATTGTTACCTCACTTGTCTCACTAACAATTTTAACATCTCTTTTACTTACATTTAATTTACATATTTGTGAAACAAAGTATACTACGCCAGCGGCAATTGATGGTGGGGTGTTTTCAGGCATCACATCCATTTTTTCTATTTTCATAGAGATAAACTGACACAGTTTTGTTAACTCATTATTTATATTAAGTTTACTACAATATCTCTCAATAAATGCCTCTGGTTTTGTTTTTCCAAAATTTGTCTTATCTTTATTCACCATATCCTTTTCGAGATTATTTATAATAGCTAACGCATTCTTACATCCCTTTGTTGCGCTTGTAACATCTAAATGAAATATCGACGCGATCTCCTTAGCAGTTCTGGGATAGTTGTTTACTCTACATGATATATAAATTGAAGCCGCTAATATACCATCTCTGTTATCACCTCTAAATGTCAATTCATATTCCGAAATCTTTTTATGGTATTTAATAGCATCATCAATAATCATCTTTGGAATACCAGCATGTTGAGCCATTGTGGTAATAATTTGAAATTCATCATATTGTGATTTTTCTTTATACGGCATCGATTGCCACTCGGTGTATCGTCGTATCTTTCTCATTTCATACGACATTGGACCCATACATAAAACTTTACACCCAAATGACGACTCTTGTAATAATGGATTGATTGGCATTCCACATCTTGTTGGGTCTGAATTTTGATTATCATCAGCACCATAATATCTCCATTCAGCTGACTGGTCTACTAAATCCTTGTAAATAATGCCACATTTTAAATTTGTACATGTTAAAAACCCTTCATCTGAAAATGCTAAATTACTTGTACACCTTTCACAATTCTCTCTATTTCCTGAACCATAAATGCATTCTAGTGGAATAGATTGCTTTTCTGGATTTTCTATTTCTGAATCGAATATATTCCACAGTTCAGTCTTATTTATATTATTACTTTTACGTTTTTGACTCTTGTCTTTGCTCATCATATTATATTATCTTTCATTAGATAAAATATTTTTAATTCAATTTTATTTATATTATTTTTCAATTATTTTTTTAAGATACTATAATATATGGGAAATA